ACTGTAAGTGTGCGCGACCGAAGCAGCCCCCCGGCGGCCCGGAAAGTGACGGCCGACTGTGCGCTAACTGTGACGGTGCAGCGTGTGATTTGCCACCCGGCCCGACCTGGTCCGAGGCTATAGCCGTCATCCGTCGGCACGACTTTGCAGCGGCGAACCGGCTGGAGCATGGCCGGTATCTAGTCATCAGCCGCGCGTGGTCGCCGGCCACTTGGGCAATCAGCCAGAGCACAGCCCTTGCACGCCTTGAGTCCGAAGCGCTCGACCTGTACGAGAAGATGCGCGAGAAGGAGGCGACTGATGCCGAGTAAAGCGCCCGAAACGGCGACCGTGACCCGCTGGGGTAGGGCGCTGAATCAGCCCCGGAAGGGGCAGGAGGTTGTGATCATGGCACGCAGGGCGGCGCCTGAGGACACCTCTTGGGGGGTCAGAGAGGGCGACCTGTGGGCGCTCGTCGCGTGGGTGTACACTCAGAGGGGCTGTGTCCCCGCCGAGACGTACGTGCAGAGCTGCTGGATTCCGGCGGGGTGGCTTGACGTGCGACCGATGAAGGGGGCGCCTGATGTCGATCTTGACCTGCTCACGTACGCCCGATGACGAGTGAAGAACTACCACCCGGCCCGACCTGGGGCGATGCTCTGCGGCTTATCCGTCAGCACGACTTTGCAGCGGCGAACCGGCTGGAGAAGCACCGATATTTACTGTACAGCCGAGCGTGGGCGGTGGCCAATCGTTTAGGCGTCGCGTACTCGGACGCCAATAGAAAAATCAGCCAGAGCACAGCCCTCGCCCGGCTTGAGTCCGAGGCCCTTGACCTCTACGAGAAGCTAAGCCAAGAGGAGACGACTAATGACTGATGTTTCGTGCAGCTGGCAGGGTCAGGCTATTGCGGCGCTGGCTCACATCGCGCCCGCCGAGGATTGGCACTTAGACGAGGACGGTGATGTAGTCTTGCCCGAAGACGGGGAAAACCCCGGCTGGTTGATTTGGCTAGATGGTCAGCGCATAAAGCTGTCTTGGGGCTGCATTGACTTCGAGTGTGACGTTCAGCGGGGCAGCCACGCACTGACAGCGCGCTGGCTCATGGATGCGGCTGCAGCATGGGGGACGACCGGTGAAGAGTGAAGAACTACCACCCAAGCCCACGTGGACTGATGCTCTTAGCGCCATCGCATCGCGCAACCCGCGCATTGCCCGCGACCTAAAGCGTCAACGCAAAAGCCTAGCGCAAGCCTTCAACGGCGACGTGAGCCGACTTGGCTGGAATGGCGCGATCGTGCTGCACACCTGGTGCATTGCCCGCCTAGAGTCCGAGGCCCTCGACCTCTTCGAGAAGCTACGCCAGGACGGCGACCGCTCGACGGTGGCAGCCCTGGAGAGCCGAGAGGTCGAGTCGCGCGAGCCGGATCCGGTCTGACCGATGAGGCTCGGCGAGACGCTGGGCCTCGTCGAGTAGTCGGAGAGCCGAGGCGGCCCGGCGAGCGGCCTCCTCGATCTCGGCCTCGGCTCGTATCTGATCGCCTCGGTGCATCGCGCCCCCCTCGGGAGCGTACCCGCGCTGAGGCGACTTCGGGCGGTTGCAGGGCTTAAACTGTCTTCAGCTACCGAATACAGTCAAGGTCCCCTCGGGTAATGCCGTTACAATGCCCGCCATGATCCCAGCAACGACCACGACCGTTGCGCAGAACATCGCCGAAAGACGCCACGCCCACGAACGAACCTCGGGGTCGCGAAGTGCGGCCCGGTGGTGATCGGGCTCCTCTCGGAGTCGAGCCTCGACGCTTCGCTCTAGCTCTGCAAGTCGACCCGGGAGAGCTCGAACCGCGGCGTCTTGCTCTGCGAGAGCCTCCTCTCGGGCGTCCTGCCTGATCCTCTGCTCTCGCATTTCGGCGACCTCTCGCCGGACCCCGCTGACCTCTGCTCTGACCTCTGACAGGTCACGCGAGAGCGTCTGTAAAAGTGCCCAGACCCTCGGCTCATCCATCAGCGCACGAGCCAAACGAGAGCCCCGATCAGGAGACCGGCGAGGATCATCGTGGAGACCCTGACGGGCTCCGCGGCGGGCGCAGGGTCGGGGATGTCTTCGCGGAGAGCTGCGAGGGCATCACGGGCCGCCCTGACTTGGTCCAGGTCAATCCCGGCGGTCATCGCCCCCCGAGACATCGCAGCCCGATCACACTCACCCATGACTACTCCCCAAGAATATCCGCAACGTCAAGACCGGTCGCGGCTCCGAGAGCGGCGGCGATACCCAGGATGATACCGATCCAGGTTCGCGCGTCAATGCTGCCGAGGACTGCGCCGACCCCTGACGCGCCCTCTTCGGCTGCGTCGAGGTGGGCCCGGACCCGCTCCATCGTGCGGACGACCTCGTCGAGAGCGTCGGCGACTGGCCTCCGTGACTCGTGGTCCTGAAGCGTCGAGGCGACATCGTCGAGGACCGTCGAGGCGTGCGTCCGTCGCGCGTCGTCGTCGATGCCTTCGAGGATCGTCGTCCTCTCTAGCTGTAGACGACTCGCGAGGATCTGACTCATGACGTGGTCCGCTTGTCGAGGACTCCGAGGATCGCCTCGATGACGGCCCCGAGTATTTCGTCCCTCTCTGCAGGCGTGATCCTGACTCCGCCCGCGCTGTCCTTCCTCGTCGCCGAGGCAACCGCCGAGAGAGCTCCAACGATCGCGACGATGATCCGTGTCTGTAGCATCAGCCCTCCAGCGCCCAGGATGCGGGCAAGTAGACCACGCCGACGGAGTAACCCGTCAGACCGGCGGACCCCTGCCACGTTCCGAGCGTGTCCCGGTAGCCTCGCGCGGCGCTCGTCTGCACGATCCGGCACGTCTCGCCGTCCTCGTCGAGGTAGGCCAGGCAGGTGTGACCGGTCGACGACCCGATCTCGACCCGGTCGTCCTCGGGTCCAGGCTCGCCACCGTCGGCGAGGTTCTTCCAGCGCTGGATCACATGCCAGCGACCACGACGCAGCGGCGGAGCGGTGTCGGTGACAAGTAGGATCCGACAGTCGCCTGCCCCGGTGAGCTGTCGCGCCGCATCGAGAGCCGACCACGGGCGGTCAACGTCCCAGACATTCGCGATCTTCCACCACGTCAGCCCGGAGGCCCGAGGCCCGTCCTCGACGGTCTCGATCTCATGGCCTGCGGCTTCGAGAAGGGCGAGCGCTACGAAAGTGCAGCACGGGAGCCCGTCGCCGCTCGGGCGACTCTTGGCGAGCTCGACGGCGCTCATCCCGAAGCCGGGAGCGCAGAGAGGAGCGCGTCGGCAATGCCCCAGCCCAGAGCATCGCCCGCGGTGTAAATCGCCTCCCTCTCGGTCTCGGTCGGTACACGAGAGCCGGTCTCTAGGGATGACAGGACCGCCGAGGTCAGGGCGGCCTGATTGTACAGGGCGACCCGTTGATCGCGCGTCGTCGCTCCAAGCTCCGACGCACGAGACGAGAAGACAGACATCAGGGCCTCAACGGACCCCACGTTGACTCTGACGTAAGCACTCACGACGGACTCCGGTATCGCAAACGGTAGCCGTGGACCGTTAAGGTCGTGGTTCCGCTGTTTCGTTGGGTGGAAAGCTGGAACAGAGCCGAAGAGATCGCCGGTATGATTGACGACTCCCCCGATCCGATGTCGACCCCGACCGCGTCGTCGAGGTCGGCGGCTCCCGGGGCGTCGGGGTAGCCCGATCCGAAGGCGCCACGATCCCACCACCGGAGCCCCTTCGTCGAGAAGATGAACGTCATCACGGCGTCGGTCGTCGTCGCAAGTGCGGTCCCGTGGTCGCTGAACTTGTTACCGGCGGTAAAGGCGCCATACTCCCAGGCGCCCGGGCTTGACTGGTACCGAGGACCGCACGCGGCAAGCCGGGTGTTCGAGGAGTAAAGCGCCCCGCTGAGTCGGGCGTTGTTTCCCGGCGCCGCGCCCATGGTGTATCTGACGTCGATCGCGATCTCTCCGCCGTCTTCGATCGCGGCAAAATCGGCCAAATCTACCGACACGATCGGAGGACTGCTCGTCGGATACACGCCGGTCGAGGTCTGCACCCAGACCAGACCGGTGGACCCGTCCGGCCCGAGTGTCGAGCACTTGTTGCCGTTGGTCACGTCGTGATCGACACCGTCGACGGCAAAAGTCCCGTTTCCCGTCCAGTCAGCAGCGCCCGCGGCGGCAAAGTCAACCGTCGCCAGAGTCGCCCATTGCGGACCACCGCCACCGGTCCCAGGACCGGCGCTCGACATCGGGGCCGGCATTAGGCGCCCTCGTGCATGGCGGTCAGGGCGACAGAGCCAGAGCCCGAAGCGACCGCAATAAAGACGACCTGATCGGCGTCGGGTCGAGCCTTGCCAGCGGTCCCGGGCACGGATCGCATATAGATAGCCTTTTGCGGATACGTCTCATAGTGCGCCGCTAATGCGCCACCGTCGGAGCCTGTAACGGCAAAGACCACGTCATGCGCGAGAGCCTCGATCCGCAGATAGAGCGCGTTTCTCGGGATCGTGACGGCCTCGGTCGTCGTGCCGAGAGAGATCCGCTTCGGCTCTCCGATCGTGAGTGTCGTCGCCATGGGTCGAGCTCCTAGCTGGTGGGGACATCATATAGCAGGAGACCGCGCAGGATCTCCAGAGTGACACGGACGGACGGCCCGCCGGTCTCGATCTCCTCGACGGTCGCGAGTAGGGCCTCCGCCGGATTGAGATCGGGGTCATCGAGGCGCACGACATCGCCCAGGGCGAGACCCTCCAGCTCGACCCCGCCCTCGTAAAGTCGACGGTGACGGGGTAGGCTCTGCGCGTCGAGGTAGTCGAGGGCGAGACGCTGGGCTGTCGCCCGGTCCCACGTGGTCGGCACTTCGAGGACGGCCTCGGTCCGCCCGAAGTAGGGCTCGACGATCTCGGCCCAATGCGCCCCACCCTCGGCGAGGACACCCGCGGCGGTCGTCTCGGCAGAGTCGCCCGGAGTCACTCCGACGGTGACGGTCGCCGAGTAGGTCGCGAGGCTCTCGAAGCCATACGAGACGCGCACCCTCGACGCGAGCGTGACCTCTGCCGGTGTCAGGGGCGAGGCGGGCGCCACGAGGAGCCCGCCGCCACCGCTACGGGTCGACAGTAGGGCGACCGCGTCGGCCTCCGTGGCGCGGTACGTGCGGCGGCGACAGTAGATCCCGCCCGGACCCTGAATGATGCGGACCGGGTACACTCGGAGGATCTCGCCCTCGATCCAGGCGGCGACCTCGGTGGGCTCGGTCAGGACCGCGTCGATCTGGTAGCGGTTGAGCTCGGCCGCGTAGGTCTCCATCCTGCCCGCGTCGATCTGGCGACCGCCGATCCGCTCGTAGAGATACCGCAGGACATCGGAGAGCCCCCGAAGGTCGCCCGGTCGGTAGGGGTTGGTCCTGCCCTCCTGCGGCGACTCCAGACCCCACCAGAACGATCGGCCTGTATTGACAGTGGGCGGTGCCGTGCCGAACGGGTTCCCCGTGCTACCGCACGCGCTGAAGATCCGCCCCTGCTCGTCCTGCCCTTGGTCGATGCCCTCGGACCCCGGGACTCGATCAGACCAGATCTTACACGCCACCGCGCGTAGTCCGTGCCCACAGAGGATCCAGGCTGGTGACTTCGAGTCGGCGAGGGTGTCGTCCGTTAGGGTGAGCTCCATCAGCGGGACCGCAGGAGAGCCCAGCGGGTAGCCCGGGCGCCCGAGGACCTCCGGGCGATAGGCGCCGAGACTCGGGCTATCGTCCTCGGTGCCTGCGTTGATCAAGTTGGGCGCTTGTCTGATCGACTCCTTCGAGATCGTGACGTTGCACAAGAGGCGGCCCGTCACGAGGTCAAGCGGACGAAGGACCGCAGCGAAGCGATCGCGCGCGCTCGGGTCGGCGACGCTCACGTCTCCGAGGTAGCCCGCGACGACGAGGCGCGACCGCTCCAGCGTCTCGCCGGTGTGCCAGCGGTAGAGCCGGGCGACGATGCGCCCGAGGAACAGACCTCGACGCCATGACGCGAGCCAGTCGACCCGGTCGGAGTCGATCACGATCCGCACTTCGGGCGACGCAGCGGCCCGCCCGAGGGTGATCGGCCCGAGTCCGGGCGAGACGACCACGTCGCCCGCGTCAGTCGAGAGGTCGAAGCCCACGTCGGAGAAGTAGACGGTCCCCCGCTCGTACCAATCGACGGCGAGGACCCATCGCCCCTCAGTCCCGAGTAGGTCTCGCCATGACGCAGCCAGAGGCATCAGACGAGCTCCGTCACGGTCAGAGACTCCACACGGACATATTCGTCGACACCCTCGTCCCCGACCACCTGCGCGGCCTGGACTGTGCCCTCGACGACCCCGAAGAGGTAGAGACTCGGATCGGTGATCGTCGATGTCTGCGTCGGGATCTGCGGCACAACGACGACCGGTAGCCGCCCGGACTGCGCTCGACCCTGGAGAGCTTCCAACTGCCAAAGGACATCATCGCGACCCGCAAGCGCTGGCGTCGACGGTCCTGCCGAGAGGTGATCGACCTGACTGGCGTTGCCTCGAAGGCGGTCGATCTTGCTCCCGTGCGACCATGAGACGGTCAGTCGGCGGCGAGGCGTCCCCCGCTCTTCGATGCGCCGTGTGCCGCTTTGGCTGTCAGAGCTGGAGACGATCGGCTCGACCGCGAAGGTAAAGCCGTCCGCCCACCGCTTACCCGGAACGAGGATCGCCCCGAGGCTGATCGTCCCGGCTTCGTAGTAGTTCTCTGCGGTCTGCTGACTCGGGATCCGAAGACGCCAGTATCGAGCCGACGCAGGCGTGTAGCCCGAGAGGACGAGGATCCCCGAGTGATGGATCGGAGTCATGCTGCCCGAGGCGGGCGCGCTCCCCGAGTCGTCGATCCGGAACACCGGCTTCACCGTCGCGGTGTTTGCCATATATCCGGCAGTATGCGACAGGATCCGACACCGGACCCCGCTCCCAAAGTCGAGGTAACCGCCGACCATCTCGTCCGCGTGTAGCCATCGAGTCACCGACCCGGGCGCCCCTGCGATCGAGACGGCATCACCCGACCGCGTAAAATTGACCGCCGGGAAGCGGAGATCGAGCGTTCCAACGGTTGTATACGTCGGCGTTGCGTCGCCGGTCGCGACTTCGAGGCGGTCGAAGTTTGCGTTTCGGACGACGACCACGGGGAGAGCCTCGTCCAGGCGTGTGTCGATGCCCGGGGAGAGCTCGACGACGAGATCGGTGTCGACCCCGTCGGCGCTGGTTCTCCAAGTTGCCGACGGACTCGGCGACGATCCAGGAAACACGGCCCCGACCGGGTAGTCGAAGGCCGGATCGGCGTTGAAGTCGGGCGTCCCGATCGGCCTATTGTGCCCTCCGACGAGGCGCGCGAAGGATGCCGCGGTCGCTGATCCGACATCGGGGAGCGGGTAGGGCGTGCCGGCTATGCGCTTGCCGATCTGATCCGAGATCCCGGCCCCGTGAGACCTGCGGATCGTCATGCCCGAGTGACGGTGGGCGACCCACCACCAACGCGAGACCGTCGACGATGCGGTGAGGTGTCCCCAGATCGTGCGGTGTACTGTCGCGGCGCTACCCGTAGCGACACCGGCGATCGTGGCCAGTAGGGTCCAGACCTCCGACGGGTCGTCACGCACGTAGAGCCGAGCGGTCGCCCCGGTCCCCTGGAGCTCTAGTAGCCAGTCGCGGCGAGTGCTCGTCGGCGTCGTCACGTTGACCGAGGTCGTCCCGTCGGTGAGCCGGACCTGATCACTCGCGCCCGTGATCAGTCTCACCGAGAGGTTAATCTCGTCTCCGCTCGCGTCGGTGTGTCGGAGGTTGACCCCGCAGTTAATCGCCGAGAGCCCGCCCCCGCTGACGAGCTGACACGACCACGAGACCGCAGCGTCGGCCCCGTTGACGATGCTCGCGGCCTGATTGCCTCGAAAGAACCGCCCCGCGCTCGTCGTCGTGACTTCGAGATACTGGTCATCGCTCGACCCGGCGAGAACTCCGGCGCCCGTGCTAAATGGCTGATAGCCGGTGTTCCCTGCGGCCGGAACTGCCGCGGCCCACCACATGCCGACCGCGCCCGCGGTCCCTCCGAAGAGGCCCGCGTAGCCATTGCGGCTCGCCGAGGTGTGGGTCGGTCCCGGTGTGACGTTTGACCACCCGCTGAGGGTGAACATCGTGACACCGCTCGTCGTGTTCTCCAGCGCCCCGAAGACGTAGAGCCGGCCCATCGAGCACGCGGATCGGAGGATCGCCCAGTTGCCGAGCTCTAGCGACCCGATCGGGCCGTCGGTGTATTTGGTCCAGTTGATCCCACCGTCGGAGCTGGCGAAGATTTGAAGGTAGTTGTTCGCGGCGCCCTGGGTGGCTAGGTCGTAGCTCACGACGTAGGCGGTCCCGTCGGCGTCGATCGAAGCGGTCAGGACCACATCAGAGGTCGACGAGGTTGCAGGGTCGAGTTCGACGGATGCGGCCTCGCTCACCGGCTCGAAGGCAGACCCAAGCCGCCGAGCGTAAACGGTATCCTCTGATGTGCTGTTGTACGCAACAAGGATCGATCCGTCGGGGAACACGTCGACCCCGACACCCTGCGGCGCCACGTTGGCGATCGTCTCGACGAATCGGAACGACGAGCCCAGATCCGCCGAGGCGAACTGATGCAGACGCCCGCCGGTGTCGGTGGCGAGGAGGATCACCTGACCTCGGGCGTATCGCATCCAGAGGCTAGACACCGCCCCCGAGACCCACGAGGTACCACCGGGGAAGGGGTCGTCGGAGAGCTCTGCCCATGGCGTCGACGGTGGCGTCTGGACGTAGGAGGTCGGCCCCTGGAGGTTCGCGGGTCCGAAAAAGTCGAGGAGCAGGAGCCGCCCGTCGGGTAGCGCGGTGATCGTCGCCGGGCCTCTCATCGACCCGGCGCCACCGTCGACGGTCGCGGCGCTGGTCAGGGCCTGCCCCGACTCGGTGAGGCGTCGCCAAGAGAGCGAGGTCGTCGCGCCCTCGGCGAAGATGCACGTCAGGGACTGATCGTCACGACTGACGCAAGCGTCCAGGCTCGTGATCGCGGCGGTCGTCGAGAAGTGGACCGTCGCGGCCCGGGAGCACATCACAGGCGAGGCCCACCCGCGATAGGCGTCGGCACTGGCGTCGGTGTCGAGCTTGTACATGTACGCGGCGCCTCGGCGCTCGATGCTCGGATCGCCCGACTTCGAGACCTTCAGATCCGCCCCGACCGACTGCGCACCCGAGAGGACCGGGCTCGCGTTTTGTTTCGCGTTGCTGGCGACCGCTGGCCCGGGTCGCGGCCCGGACTCGGTGTAGCTCGACAGCGTCGACGAGAGCGCCCCCTCGACGAAGCGAGCGTCGACAGGTCCGATACCCTGCGGCGTCCGGTCTACTCGTGCCACGCGGCCCCCTAGCGCCCGAGGTAGGGACTACGCGCCCCGACCGCTGTATGAGTACCACCCCGCGGCGCCCGTGTCAGCCGTTGGGACCGCAGGAGGTCGTCCCCGAGGTAGATATTCACGGCCCCGAGAGGCTCGTCTCGGTTGAGCCGCTCGATCGTCTGACGCCCGAGACGCTGGGTTGCGCGCTCCGAGAGGACGGCCTCACCGCGTCGGAGGATCGCCGGTGTCTCGTCCGGCTCGACCATTCCGCCTTGGTGGAATTTCGGCGCCTTCTGCCGCTTGATCGTGGCAATATTGAGCGCGGTCGTCGCAGCGATACCCCCCGCGGCGATCAGACCGGCCCCTCCAATAAAGCCCAGTTCGGCGACCGCCCGGATCGCAGCGGCGGCGCCCGAGATCGTCGTCTCGGCGATCCGCAGCGCCTTGACTTCTCGGAACGCTTGACGCGCGAGTTTGCTCTGTCTCTTCTTCCGCTTTTCCGCTTGCTCTAGTTCGTCTTCTTTGTCTTCGATCGTGCTGGCAATCTCGGCGCGCTCCTCTTTGCTCGCGTCGGTCATGCTCTTTCGAAGGTCTTTGATCTTGCTCCGTAGCTTGTCGGAGCGGCTCGCGGCCTTCGTCGCCTTGTTGGAGTAGTCGTCGAGAGCAAGCTCCGCGAAGCCCGCAGCGATCCCGAGGTTCTGGCCCATGTTGTCGATCAGGTTCGCAAAACTGACGGCAAGTTCTTTGTTCTTCTCTTTCGTCTCGTCCTGCTTTTTCTGGTACTCTTCAAACTCGATGTTGGAGATCGCCTTCTGTAGCTCCGCGGCCTTAATTGCCTGGAGCTCGGCGACCTGCGCGGCGTCGGCGCCCTTTGCGATCGTGGCCTCTAGCGCGGCTACCTCGCGCTCATGCTCGGCGGTGAGACGCGCCGTCGGCTCTAGCTGGTCGATCTTGGCTTGGGTCAGTTCGTCGGACACCTTCTGCGCGACCTCGCCGGCCTTTGCCATTTCCTCCAGTCTCTTTTTCTCTAGCTCGACCCCTGCTTTTTGGAACTGCTTTTCCATTGCGGCGCTCTTCAGCGCGATCAGTTCTTGAACCTGTGCAGCGTCGGCGCCCGCGTCGACGAGCCCGAGGAGCTGACGTCGTTCCTGAGTGAACGCTTGAACCAATCGAACTTGTGGATCGAGCGCGTCGCGCCGGGCCTTTGTGAGTTGCTTCGCTACGTCGGCGGCGGTCTTCTCGGCGGAAGAGGCGGCGGCGGTTGCTTTTGCGTCCTTGTTCTTGCTCCGCGATAGCTGTTCGAGGAGCCCCTCTAAGTTTCCGACTTCGTCGCCTGTGGTCTTTACGGCTCCGATCAAGACCCGAAACGCGTCGACCTCCTTCTTGATCGCCTTGTTGGAGTGCTCGACGCTCTCGCGCATCGTGGTCTCAAGCTCTTTAAGACTTGGGATCGCTCCTTTTTCAATGCCGTCTTTAATCTTCAAAAAGACCGCGGCATACCCGACAAGTCCGCTATGGGCGAGCATTGCCGTCACTTTCGTAAGCATCAGCGAAGCGGCGAGGCCCTTCGAGAACGCCAGAGCGAGCGGCCCGACGGTCCCCTTGATGCCGTCCATAATCAGACCGAGGGTCGCCATTGCGCGTTGAAAGTCTTCGGACTCCTGCGCGCCCTCGTCCATGCTTAGGCCGACCGTGTCCACCGCGTCCGCGTAGAGGTCGAGGTCGCCGCCGAGGGTCTTGGTGATGTTGATCAGCTTCCCGCCCGCGTCCCCGAAGAGGTCTGCTGCGGCGGCATTGCGTAGCGTCTTGCTCTCGACTGAAGAGAGCGTCTTGATCGTCTCCCGGAATACCTCGTCGGTCCCTCTCATCGTGCCGTCGACGTTCTCAAGCTCGATGTTCAAGCCGTCGAAGATCATCGCCAGCGTCCCGCCGTCGCGATTTGCGGCGACCATGCGCTGAGAGAACGCAGCCATCGCGCCCGCTACGTCGCCCAGCTCTTTTCCGGTGGCCTGAGCTCCGAAGCGCAGAGCGGCGAGAGTGTCGGCGCTGATGCCCGTCTCGACTGACAGGTCGGTCAGTTCGTTGCGAGTGTCGGCAATGTCCTGACCGAGGGTGATCAAGCCGACACCCGCAGCGGCGGCGGCGGTGAAGCCTGCGGCGATCGCAGTCGCGGCGCCCTTCATCGCGGCGGCGGTTTTGCTCGCGGTGTCTTTTGCGAGAGTCTCCTGGTCTTTTGCGGCCTTCTTCCGAAGTTTCTCTTCAGTCGAGATCCGCTTCTGCTCCTGTTTGACCATCCGTTCCGCAGCTTTTGCGGCGGCCTTGTCGGTCATGCCTGGGATCTTGGCCATCTCGGCCTGATATCGCCGAGTGTCGGCGATGATGCTCATCGAGATGTCACGCTTAACAGTGCTCACGCGCCCCCCAGACCCTTCAAAATGTCGTCATAGATAGCGCCCGCGGCGACTTTTCCGGGATCGAAGACGAGAGCGTCGACGACTCGGCGCCCCTTGCGAGGCGCGCGCCGTTTCTTTTGCGCGCCCTTGATCCTACTGAGCACGCCTTTGGCGTATGCGTAGTCTACAAGGTCGACTTGACGCGAGGCGGTGATCATGGCCTGCCGCCACTCGTCGCGAGACACGCCGCGCGGTGGTTTCGCAGTGATCGCGAGCTCGCCCGGTGTCAGCTCTCGCGCGATCTTGCGGCCTCGCTTTTTGCCTTTGCGGCCCTCTCGGATGAAATAGGCATAGGGCGCCCGGCAGACGATAGACCCGCCGAGGCTCGTGTCGGTGACCTCCCACTCGAAGCCGAGGAGCCCGAGCGAGAGGCCGGTCTCGTATGGCCAAGTTTTAAACATGTGATTAGCCATCGGCCCGAGGTGCCGGTCGAAGGACTGCGCGATCAGTGGGTAGGCTTGCTCGATGAGCTGGAAAATCTTCTTCTCTAGCTGCGGATCCGGGAGAACGAGATCCGAGTCTCGGAGCCCTCCGGTGTACTTCATGTAATGATGTCCGCGCCGGCTCCAGCGGCCCATCTTTTTGACAGCCTTCTGGCTCGGGCGCGACCTCGGCATCTGGCGATGGAAGAACTCCGAGAGGGCCATGATCAGACCTGGAACCGGTCGAGGGCTTCGAGGCGCCCTGACGCGTGCTTGATCGGCTGGCTCTGGCGCGTCCTCTGACGGCTCTCGTGGAGCTCGTAGCCGAGGAGGACCACGAGGGCCTCGCGGTCAGTCTCGCCGAGTCTATACAAAGCCATGGGGTCCCCGTAGTGAGTCAGCCCGAGACGGATGAAGACTCCGTGGAGGTCTCCGCCCGGGCCGGTGAGTTTCCCGCGGCGTCCTCGATCTCGTCGTCCTTCGGTAGCTGGCGCAGAGCTTCGAGGAGAACGGACGAGCCGACCTCGATGATCTCGGGCACCTTGACGCCCTGACCGAGGAGGGCATCAACGACCCTTTCCCCGTAGTCGACCGCGTCGGCGCGTAGGGCTCGCCTCTGGACGCTCGGACTCTCCCCGAGGGTATCGGGTAGGGCCTGACCGAGGACGGCCCCACAGACGGCGATCAGGTCGTCTGACGAGCCCTCGGCGGCGACGTAGGCGGCCCGCAGTCGGAGGCGGATCGGGATGAGTAGAACGGAGGGCCGTCGGTCGGTCCCTCCGAGTCGGATCGGCTCGCTCATGCTGTCTCCTTGGGGCGACTACTTGCCGCCCTTCTTCTTGGTCTTTTTCTTGTAGGCCATCAGGTCACGACGATCGTGCCGTTGTTGGTGCCGCTGAAGGACATCGTAGATCCTTCCTTGCCTTCGGTGAAGTCGACCCCGCCCTGAACCACGGGGAGCGTGATCGTTGCGGTGTTCGTTCCGTCGGTCATAGTAACCACGACCTTGAAGGCCCAGATCGTCGAGTTTACCGAGGTCGTTCCGGCAAAGTTGCCGGTCTTCATGACGAAGTCACGGATCCGATCCGCGCTGGCTTCGGTGAGGGTCTCGTTCTTCACTTCCAGGCTGATCGATATGTCCTGCTCTAGCGAGTCGCCGAGGACAAATCCATCGAAGCTGCCGCGGTCAAGCACGCGGATCCGCTCTGCGTTCTCGGCGTTGGTTTCACCGATGCTCAAGTCCCCGGGACCTGGACCGGCGACGATCTCGTCGGCGGCGGCATCGATGAACTTAACAGTCGTCAAACGTGAGGTAAAACGGGCCATTCTTGGGCCTCCTTAGATCGTGGAGTCGAAGCGGACGAGATAGCGTTGCTCGACCTGGACGGCCTCACCGTCGTCGGTCATGGTGGGCGAGTAGATCAGATCCGGGAGGATGTTGTATCGGACATCCTCGGCGGCGAGCGTGAGCACAGATCGAGCGACGGCCTCGGCGGCGTCGGCGGCTTTGTCAAGGTCTGCTTGCCTCGATGCCCGGACTCGGTACGTAAACAGGACCGCGACCGTCGCCGCGATCTGAAATGGGGACTCGCTCGAAGAACCGTCGCCCGCGTCGGTCACGCTGGCGTCGGAGATCTGACACGAGAACGCGAGGTGCGCGCGGGCTTTGCTCTCGTCGAGTAAAGCGAACGGCGCTCGCTCCTCTTTCCAGCTCGGCGAGGTGATCGACCCTTGCCCGAGGCCGGTCGTCGACGAGGCGGCGATCCGGGCGGCGAAGGTCTGACGGAGCTCGGAGATCGACCCGGTCGTCGGCATCAGGTCACCACCACGGAGAGCGGCGGCGGTATCGCGACCGCGCCCCGCTCCGGTGGATGGTGCGCGTCATGGCCTCGCGCCCCTCGGAGTCCGGGACACCGTCGTCGTCGCGGTCCATGCGGGTCCGTAGGTCCTTCATGACCTTCTGATACTCGGCCCGGTGAAGCTCCATAAGGCGCTCTGATCGCTCGCTATCGTTTGTCGAGAAGAGGAACCGGAACACCTTGACGTAAGTGCTCTGGCGGATCGGCTCGAAGAGGTCAGACGGCCCGGTGATGAGATCGGGCCACTGCCCAGCCTGTTCGAGCTCGCGCAGGACATCGCGCTTCGCGGCTTCAAGGAACGTTTGCAGGTTGCTTCCGTAGTCGCCCAACTGATCGACGAGGTCGGGATATTCGCCCTCGGTGAGGTCGGCGTCGGTGACGGGTAGGACCATCGGGTAGCGGGCGACGGTACACGCCCGGTTGACCGTGCGAGCGAGCCCGCCGATCGTGAGCGTCCACCGTAGTTGATAGAGCTGGCCGGTAGGCTCTGTGGCGGGTAGGTCGCCCGCGCTGATCGTGTAGGTCGACACCGAGCTCACGATCGACGCGGCGGCGTCCTGCACAACAAAGGACCCCGAAGGCCGGACAAGCGAGACCGTCGCGGCGGTCGGAGCGACCTTCGCGCCATCGCGCCAGACCTCTAGCGTGATCGTATTGCCTCGTGCCCTTTGGAGGACATCCGGCCCGATCTGGCGGTAGGTGTAGACGGTCTCGCCAGAACTCATCAGGCGATCGTCACAATACCGAGGGACGTCCAGGCGGTGCCGTCGCAGTAGAGCAAGGCGCCGCGGTCCTGGGTCACGGTAGCGATCGTAGCCGCTGCGTCGTTCTTGACGGTGATGTCATTGGAGGCGCCGTGGTTGATGACGAAGCGCACGCGGCCAGGACACACGCCCTCGGCTTCGAGCGTCACGGTGCGACCGGCGCCCCCGCAGTCGAGGGACACGATCATCGGATGCGCAACCGTCAGAGTCAGGTCACCCGAGAGGGCGGCGGGCTTGTGCGCGAGCCCGACGGCGTCGAAGGTACCGACGCCGACGGCATCAGCGGCGGCGATAGACTGGAGAGCGGCGATCAGCGGCATGGGACACCCCTAGCGGTCGTTGTTCTTTCGGATGCGGTCGCCCTCGACGACCGACTGACGGACCCGGGCCTCGGCCTGGGTCTGTGTCAGCTTGCCGCCCGAGGCGCGTCGTAGCGTCTGAGCGGTGCTCTGGATAGCCTCTCGGCGCTTCCGCTCGTCTGCGCTCATGCTGGCACCTGGGCAGCATTGGCGGCGGCGAGACGGGCCGTCAGAGCCTCGACTCGTACCGCTTTTACGTCAGGCGATACGCCCGAGTTTCGCGCGCGCCCGAGGTGGCGCGCGATCGTGCTGATCACCTGGCGGCGAGCCTGCGGAACCGGTGGCGCGATCTGACCCGACGAGACGAGCGACGCTCGCCAGCGGTTGTGGGACTCGGTGTCGTGAGCGAAGGCGAGAGCCTGACCGGGTAGCCCGGGCTGAGGCACCTCCCACGGAGTGACCCACGCCTCGACATCGACGCGCGTAATCGGGTGCTGCCCTCGGATGCGTCGACGGTAGCGGCCCGCAGGGACTCCGGCTGGGAGGTGCTCGGTCGCAATGGACGCAGAGAGAGGCAGGTAGACCCACCCGCGGCGGCGGGCTTCGAGGACGGCGTCGGCGTAGGCGTTCGATTCGGGCTCGTGAGGTCCTGGCGTGCGGATGCCTCCGGCGCCCTTCACGAGGAAATGGAGGTCCACCGCAGGTAACCAAGTAGCCGATCCGTCGACCTCTCCGATCTCCCAATTCATCGGCCAGTGACGCAGCAAAAACGGCGCCCGTGGGTGCAGCTTCGGGAGCCCAGAGGATCGGCCCATATCGACGGGGTCCTCTAGGAGTGCGGCGAGTCCAGGGTCTACGGTCTCGGGCACGTCGCCAGTAAGGAGCGCGTCCTCGGGTGCGGATCGTCCGGTCTTCTTCGCTCGGATCGGCATTTGCTGTCTCTCTGCCTCGGTGGGTGTAGACGCGCCCGGACTGCCGAGGAGCCGGCCCGGGCGCGCGTCGGGTCATCAGATGACGCTGAGGACCTTGCGCTGAACGAACACGTCAGAGCTGCCCGCGGCGACGCCGACGAAGGATCGCGCCTCGGCGGTCTCCTTGCCGTTGGTGCTGGAGCCGCTCGGGAACGTGACGATTGTGCCGAACTGCGGAATGCGGATCGCGTCGATGCCTCGCGCCCTGACGCCCGCAGTCGAGCCGACCGCGTAGCCGACACCACCAGCGGAGTAAGCTCCGCCGATGTGGCCTCCGCCACCGTTGGTGATGCTGGTCGACATGTTGATGTCGACGCCGAGGCCCAGGAAGTTGGGGATCGTCTGCGCGCCCGAGAGGCCGTTCAAGCTGCCGAACTCGGACACGGAGAGCGAAAGCGTCGTCTCGGCCCGTGCGGACTCGATCAGGTCTGAGACCTGCTTCGGGTGCAGCATGATCACTGGCATACCTGCACCGGGGTTCTCGCGGTACGCTGCGAGGAGGTCCAGATAGGTGTCGATCGTTAGCTTTGCGCCCGCAGCCCCCACCGATGTCGCGAAGCCCGCGATCACGGTGGCGGTCAGATCGCGCAGGGTGCGAAGGTAGCTCTCGGGCATCGTCGAGACGAGCGCGTCGAGCATAGCCGCGGGCTCACGCCCGAGGATCTGGGCTTTGTACGACTCCTCGAAGGCGAGGCCGTAGTCGGCGATCGTCACGGTCGAGTAACCGAGATCGAAGGGGCTCGGAGTGATCGCCGCGGTCTCGGAAGCGAGCGCAGACATCGGCAGATTAAACCCGATTCCGCCAATGTTGGTCACGCGGATCACGTCGGAGCCAGAGCCCGCAGCGTCGCCGACGAGGCGCACGAGACCAGCGGCCTCGACGTTCAGCGCGTCTTCGAGACGGCGCTGGATCGCGATCTGCGCAAAAGTATGGGTGAAACCGACTTCTGTGTTTACCGCGCCAGCGAGCGCAGGAGGTGCAATAGCGGCCATTGTGGCGGCTCCTATGGTCAGAGGTAAGGGTATCGATCGCCCTTGCCTCTGTTACCGCCGAGTCCGCGTGAGGGCCTACGTGGGGATCTTGCCCCGTTACGCGCGTGGAGTCAACCACCGCGAAGCGTAAGACGTGCCGCTCTGGGTCTCGACGGCCTGGAGGGCCTCGTCTTGCTGCTCGCGTGACAGGCGACCGAACTCGGGCGACTGGATGAACGCGAGCGCGTCGGCCTGACTGGTGCCTGACGACCGAGGCCCCGAGGCGGGCGCCCCCCGAGAGAGATCCGGGAGCGATACCGGACTCGGCGACGAGACAGAGGAGTCACCGTCCCCCGATGGAGCGCCCGCGAAGTAGCCAGCGAGTAAAGGGACCGACCGGCCCGGGCCGTCGGCGGCGAGGAACTCGGCGAAGGTGGGCGCCTCGTCGAGACCGGTCGTCCGGCTCTGGTAGATCGCCTCGATGTCTGCGAGAGCGTCGCCCGGGATCCCGAGAGAGCCGAGGAGCTGGGATCGGGTCGACTTCTCGATCTGACCGCGGAGCTCGCCGACCTGACTCTCGAAGGGCTCCAGAGCCGCGACCCGCTCGCGTAGCTTCGTGATCTCACCACCGGCGAGCTTCGCCTCTGCCCGGACTGCGTCGAGTTGCTCGGCGTGCTTTACCTTTGCACGGTCTAGGCGCTCTTTCACGATCTGATCGACCTGTGCTTGTGTGAAATCGCTCACTTTGTCTCCCTGCGTCTCGTGAGACGCTCTAGATACCATTCCCGGTCATGCTCTCGAAGGATGCGCCGAGACCACGCTCGACCCGCATCACCGCCCCAACCGGCCCACGCTTGCCGACCTTTGCTCGGGTACCCGTCCTCACCGGGCCGGAAGCCCTGCGCGTCCTTGTCGACCTCGTGACGCTGGAAGTAGGACCACATCCGGCGCACGGTCTCCAGGCTCACGGGTTGCCCCTCGGCGAGCTGCACCGCCCGGCGTACCCCGACCGGCGTCATCGCGCGACGGCTCGGCGGTAGCTCTGCGCGCCAGTCCAGAGCCCGGCGGGCCTCTAGCCTGACAGCCTTGGGGGCTCGATGCGGCGACACCGTTAATCCTGCGGTTCGGGCTTAAAGCCCTCGCCGACTGGCCCGAGGACCGCGTCGGCTTGATCTTCAGGCATTGCGAAGAAGGCCGTCAGCATAGCCAGCGCGCTAGACCTCGGGAGGCGCCCGGTAGCGGTAGCCTCGACGATGCCCTGAGCCGCTGTGACCTGCGCGCCGTTAAGCGCTAGAGCGGCGACCTGTTCAGCTCCGGGATCTAGATCCGGCGCCGACTCTGGCGGGCCTTCTTCCGTGTATGCTTTCGGCCGGTTGCTATCATCCGGCGGCGGCGGTGACGAGGTGTCTCCCAGAGCGGCGAGAGCGGCCTCCACAGAGGCGAGCGCGTCGGTGGACTCCTCGTGCTCCATAGGCATCGAGCGCAGAGCCTCGGCGGCGGCCTGGAGCTCTTCGAGGGCTGCGTCTCGGTCGTCGTCGATCTCGCCCGAGGCGACGAGGGCCTCGTCTCGTCGGATGCGTCGGAGGTCGGCGACCGCGTCGTCGGTCGAGAGCCCCGGGTAGCGCGCCCGGTAGACATCGACCCTGGAGCGGTAGCCGTTCTCGACGAGCCAGGCGTCGCGCTCTCGGGCGTCCTTCTCCTCGCCCGGGCTCCGAGGCGGGCGGTGGTAGACGATCGAATAGCCGCTCTCGGGGTACCGGGTACCCGTCGCCCGGTTGAGCATTGCTGCGGCCTTGGTGATGAGCTCCAGATCTGCGGCCCGGAACAGCGGCTCGACCCTCTCCTGATACTCGCGCCTCTGCCGGTCGCTGATATGCAGCGCGGCCCCGCTGGCAGGGTTTGCGCTCACCTTCTCGACCGATGCCTGACCGAGTCCACGGTTTAGCATCAGGTCATGAATATAACCACGGGTGAAGGCGTGCAATGGTGCGAGGTTGATACCTGGACCGACGACACTGACGCCCGGCTGGACTCCAGGCTCGACGACCTGACAGGCGGAGATCGCGCCCGGTGTGATCGGGACACTCTCGACCGGCGCCCCCATGCCTCCGAAGCCCGCGGCCTCGTCGTATGCCTGACCGCTCGCCGGCCGGACATCGGCCCCGGGGAGCTGGAGGTTCCACGTCAAAACGTGCGATCCGGTCGCATCGAGAGCCGCTCGCCCGGTGTAGGTGCTGTAGGTGCAGGTGTGCAGTGTGCCGCGGTGCAGTCCTCGAAGCTCTGACCAGTGCCAGAGCTTCCCCGTATCTGCGCTTCGGTAGTGCGTCCACGGGAGAAACGCGCGACCGTCCTCGAAGCGATATGGGTAGAGCTCACCGACGAGAGCGCCCCCGTCGAGGTAGGCGTCGGAGAGGTCCCGATAGCCTCCTTCGTCGTCCCTCTCGGTCGCCGAGACGACCCGCAGCGACGGTGGACGGCCCGAGTCGTCTCCGATGTCGTAGATCGTAAAGGTCCATCTGTAGCGCCCGCGCACCTGATCCCATCTGAGGCGAAGGTGCCAGAGCGCCCGCGCCCGGTCGGGGCGTCTCGGGTCGGCTTCGAGATAGACGTCGCACGGGTCGACGAGCGACAGGACGAGCCCGCCGTCTAGGACATCGAGACCGACGAGATAGTCCCCGAGGCCGATCGTCTTTCTCTCGTAGGTCTGTGCCTTCGTGGACCACCCGGCGGCGTCCAGAGCTCCGCCCGGGGCGAGGAGGCCCGAGGCGTCGGCGCTCGCATGATGCAGGATCGGGCGTCGACTGTAGCGGCCCGGCGTCGTGAGCTGCGAGACGTAGGAGACGAGCGGGTTATTCGCTGTGTCCGGCTGTCCCCAGGTGTCGAGGATCTCGGGTTGGACGTAGTCGCGGAGCCAGTGATCGAGGACCTGGTCAAAGTCCTCGTCGAGGATGGCGGCCCGGGCGCGCTGATGCTCTGCGCGGTCCTGATCGGGCATCATGGGGCGCGGCGGGTAGATCGTGGCGTGGTAGGTCGGCATGGGTCACCCGTAGCGCAGAGAGAGAGCCACCGCCCGCTGAGAGCCGACGAGTCTCTCGACAGGATACCTCGCAGAATCGAGGATGTCCTTACCAGGGTCCTGCCTGTGCCCCTGGAACGTCATAAAAGCCCGGTCCAGCTCTGGGCATCGAGGCGAGACGATGAGGTGAGGCGTCCCCCTCGTGTCGGTCGCGGCTAGGCTGTTAAGCATCGTCAGTCCAGCGACGACGGACCCGTCGAACTTCCTCGGAGTCGTGATCCGCGGGAAGCGATTGTAAGGAATGCCGGCCAAGGCGGCGAGGTGTCGCCGGAGGATGCTGTTCGACTTTCGGACGAGGCCCCGAGCGTCGGCAGGTCGGTCGCCGACCCAGAGGTCGACGTCCTCGACTTCGAGGCCCGCCCGGTGGAGCATGGCCACGATCGCGCGCGCGTCCTCCTCCTGCGAGGTCTGCGCGTGACCTACGTGCTCGGCGAGGTACCACACCCGAGGGCGTAGGGAGTCAGCGCCTACGAGCGCCCCTACGATCGCGGCCTGTTTGCCTCCGACGATGCCGTGATCGATGCCGACGAAGACCACGGCGCCCGCTGGCGGCTCGTCCCCTCGAAAGTGAGTCTCGGTGCTGTAGGCGCTGATCCACCGCTCATCGACGAGCGGGTCCCACGCGCCCTCGATCCGCATCCTCTGGACCGGTAACGGTAACGACGCTTTGAACTGATCGAGCATCGCGCCCGAGTAGTAAGGAAAGGGCGACCCCTCCGGGTGACAGTTTTCAGGGTTCAGACCATAGTTATGCTCGACGATGACACCGCGATCAATCAGCCCGCGGAGCCACTGCATATCGGGCATATTCGGGACCGGCGTGAAGTTGATCCGCATCGTCCCGCCGTACTTCAGGAGGCGCGGTCGGAGCTCCTCGTAGGTACCCGCGGGCATCGGTTCGTCTGATAGAACGTGGTGAATGGTAGACCCCGCGTAGCGCGTCGGGTCCTGCTTGAACGTCCCGAAGAAGATCACACTACCGGCGCCCGGGCCGGACCGGAACACGAGCCGAGGCGGCTTGCCGGTGATGCCTCGCCCGGGTTGAAAGCCGGTGGCCGGGTCGAGCTCCTCGGTCGGGATCAGGCTCCACAGCTTCTCCATAATGCCGCCCGGTTGCCCCATCTGCTCTAGACTCACGCCGACGACCACCGCATACACTGGCGGGCGTCGCACGGTCTGCCAGGGGTGCGATCCGCGGCATCGGTGGACGAGGTCGACGAGGCTCCCGGTCGTCTTCCCTAGCTGGTTTCCGTCGCGCCAGAGGGCGATCGGAGCCGTCTCGGTGAGCCAGTGCAGCTGAGGCCCGGTCGGGCGAAAACTGAAGAGCTGACACGAGAGCGAGTCGAGGAGGACGTCGCGGGTAGCCTCTGCCCAGTTCATGCGAGAGCCCCGGTCGGTCCTACGGTTACAACTTTTTCGCGTTTTGTTGTTGCCGCTGTGTTTCCTCGCGTTATGTTGTAAACATCAAACAGGGAGAGAACATGACCAACGCCACGACGCTCCAGAAGATCGAAGACGGAAAGATCGCGCGCATGATGCGAGAGCTTCAGTCGGACCTCGCCGACCTCGTCGAGTCTGGAGACCTGACGCCCGAGCAAGCTAACGAATGGGCTAACCATAAGGCCGAGCAGTGGAAGAACGGCCTCGCCTAGCCCGCACCCGAGGCGACCGCGGCCCGCCCCTCGGCGGGCTTTCGTCGTCTTGGAGCTCACGACGACGACCATCCACCCTCAACCCGGGCGACTCGGTCGCCGTCTCGGCTGAGGTAGATCGTCGCCGAGTGTCGACGGGCGTACTCGTCGAGAGCGCTCTCCAGGAGGGTGTCAGGGATCTCGGGGAGTGCCTCGCGCCAGACTCGCTCGCGGTCGTCTCGGGACAGCTCGATCGGGGCGGCGGCCTGGAGGTTCGCGGCCTCGGCATCAAGAGCGACCAGCATCGAGTGGGCCTTCAAAACCGCGGTGAAGCTCGCGCGGCGGCGGGCTTCGTGCTGATCGAGGCTGATCTCTTCTTGGCGCTTGCGGATCTCGGCGAGTCTCTTCGCGCGTTGCTTTGGGGTCATTTTTGGGTGTCTCCCATTCCTACGGTTCAACGTCAACTATCAAAGGGGGTGCCCTCTTTACTGGCGAGAGCGCGCGCGCGGAGCGGGTCAAACCTAG